GTGCCGAGTAGTGGCTGGTGCACGGTTCAATTGCATTTCTATATCCGCCCCTGCATTATGCATTCCATGCAAAAGCGCAATGTAGCCTCCGTTCTCAAGTCACTGCTGGATCGCCACGGGATCTCCGCCACGGAGCTGCACCGGCGCACCGGCGTCCCTCAATCAACCTTATCGCGGATTCTCGCCGAAAAAATCGTCGATCCGTCGGACAAGCACATTTCGAAGATCGCCCAATATTTCGGTGTGAGCACTGACCAGTTACGTGGCCGTGTCGAGTTGGGCGAGAACCGTGAGATCGATCCTGGTCACGACGAGTTGCGCGATATCAGCCTGTGGGACGATGAAACCCCCGTCGAGGACGACGAGGTGTCCGTTCCTTTTCTTCGTGAGGTCGAGTTGGCAGCAGGATCAGGAAGATTCGTCATCGAGGAAAGCGAGCGCGCCCGCCTGCGTTTCGGCAAGCGCAGCCTGCGCCACAACGGTGTGCAGTTCGACCAGGCCAAGTGCGTGACGGTACGTGGCAACAGCATGTTCCCGGTACTGCGCGACGGCGCCACGGTGGGCGTGAATACGGGCAAGTGCTCGATCGGCGACATCATCGACGGCGACCTCTACGCCATCAACCACAACGGCCAATTGCGCGTGAAACAACTCTATCGCCTGCCTACTGGCATTCGCCTGCGCAGCTTCAATCGCGACGAGCATCCTGACGAGGACTACAGCTTCCAGCAGATGCAGGAAGAACAGATTGCCATCCTTGGTCATGTGTTCTGGTGGGGCATGTTCGCTCGCTGATCGTCACCCCGACACCCATGAAAACCCGCCTCGGCGGGTTTTTTTTTCGCCTCTCCAAAACCGCTCCAGGCCAATGCCGGCAAGGGTTCCATGCGCTCGTGCAAATCCACTGATGCAAATATTTCCAAAAATGCATTGACTGTATATGCATCCATGCATAGAGTTCGTTCCAAGCCGGCCAGACACCGGCGGCGAGAAAGGCAGCGATGAACAGGCCTCGACTGTTCAGAGGGTTGGCAACTGACCCGGGTGTGCAGCGTAAAGCACCAAGAGCAGTTATCCGGCGGGCAGGTGGCCGCGGCCGGAGGAACAATTCGAAGCGGAAGCGTCCAGCGCACCAGTAGTGGCGGGCGTTTCAACGACGCATTACTGAAGGGCCCAGGCAAGTCCCGGGCTTTTTGGAATGCCGAGTGACAACTCGGTCCCATTCCCCGTTCGGCCCGTCGCTGTACGGGAAAACAAAGGAGGCAGGACCGTGACAAGCGAGCAACAGACGTTGCTGGAAATGCCGATCTGGCTGGTGATCGTCCTGGCGTTGCTAGGTGGGGTCTCCGGCGAGATGTGGCGAGCAGACAAGGCCGGCGCCCGGGGTGGCGCCTTGCTCAGGCGGTTGGTATTGCGCTCGGGGGCCTGCATGGTCTGCGGTGTCTCCACCGTGATGCTGCTGTATGCCAGCGGCCTTTCCATGTGGGCGGCCAGTGCCCTGGGCTGCCTGACCGCGGTGGGTGGTGCGGATATCACCATGGGCCTTTACGAGCGCTGGGCGATCAAACGCCTGGGCTTGGGCACTGAAAGCAAGGAGAGATCATGAGCGACCTCAATCAATTGCATCAGGCCATCAGTGCCACCATTGCCGCGGCAATGCCGCAACTGGCAACCGTCGGCAGCCATGCAGTGGTGCAAGAGGGCAGCGTGCTACCGGCGCTCTTTCATTCAATCGTCAGGCTGAAGCCAGGTATCGATCCTGGTGACGGGCATTCGTGCATCGACGCGACATTCGAGGCGCGCATCCATGTCGATGCAAGTCACCCGCAAGCCGCACAGAACGCGTCCACCCTGGCGACACAGTTGGTGGGCCTGCTGCGCAAGCAGTACTGGGAGATCGACTTCGTCGAAGAGGCCCGCGTTACCAAGGCGCGACCGTTGTATGGCACGCCGTCGGCCTGGCGGGTGCGCTGGAAACAGGTGTTGCATCTGGGCGAGGCGCAGTGGCCCTGGCCGAACCAGCCACCGGGGTCGTTGGTATTTGCCTTCGACCCGGACGCGGGGTCTGGTAACGAGGGTAACTACAAGTCCCCGGAGGACTTCGCATGAGCTATGCCAGTGCGATGCATGACCGCATGATCGCCGGTCTGCTGATTCCCTGCCGGGTGGTGGCGGTCGATCTGGCGGCGGCCAGGGTACGGGTTTCCGATGGTGCTGGCTGGACCAGCGCCTGGGTGCGCTGGCACAGCCAGGCTGCCGGCAAGGCCCGACACTGGCGGGTGCCGAGCCTTAACGAGCAGGGCATGCTGATCAGTCCCAGCGGCGAACCCGCCCAAGGCACTTTCGTCCCCGGCCTTTATGGCAATGCCGGCGGCCCGCCGGACAACCGCGAGCATGTCGAAGTCTGGCGTTTCGACGATGGCGGCTCGTTGATCTACGACTGGCAGGCCAGCAGCTACAGCATTGAACTGCCAGGCGGAACCATCAACCTCAAGGTCGGCGCGACCACGCTGACCGCAACCCCCGACGCGATCACCCTGACCTCTGGCAGCCTGACCTTGAATGGCCCGGTGCAGATCAACGGGACCTTGCAGGTGGCGGGGGATATCCACGGCGGCGGCGCGATCATCGATACGGCCGGGAACACGCCCAATCACAAGCACTGAAACCAGCCCGCCGATGCGGGCTTTCTTATGCCAAGGAGAACGCCATGGCATTTACGAAAAACAAGTCCGGGCCCGACGGCGCCGAAGGAGCATCGCCATGATCGGAATGGACCGCCGCTCAGGCCAACCGCTCTCGGGCCTCGCCCACCTGCGCCAGTCCATCGAGGACATCCTCACCACGCCGTTGGGCAGCCGGCGCATGCGCCCGGATTACGGCAGCAAGCTGCGCCGCTTCGTCGACCTGCCGGTCAACGAAGGCTGGAAAAGCGCGGTACAGGCCGAGGTGGCGAGGTCCCTGGTGCGCTGGGAGCCGCGTCTGAAACTGGAACGGGTCCGGGTACTGGCAGTGTTGGACGGGCAGATCAGCCTGCAACTGACCGGGCAATACCTGGGCGACAGCCAGATCCTGGAGGTGACGGCATGAGTATCGTGAGCCTTTCGGCGCTGCCCGCGCCGCAGGTACTGGAAGACCTGGATTTCGAGGAGATCTTCCAGGCGGACCTGGCGACCTTCCGGTCGCATATGGGCGATAGCTGGACTGCACAACTGGAAAGCGATCCGGTGACCAAACTGCTTGAAGTCGGCGCCTATCGCACCCTGCTCAACCGGGCGCGGGTCAACGACGCAGCCAAGGCGCTGCTGCTGGCGTATGCACAAGGCAGCGACCTCGACCAGCTGGCGGCCAATGTGCAACTGCAGCGTTTGGTGGTGCGAGCCGCCGATCCGAGCACGGTGCCGCCGACCGAGGAAGTCCTGGAAGAAGACGATGCCCTGCGTGAGCGGATCGAACTCGTCTACGAAGGGCTGACCACTGCGGGGCCGCGCAACAGCTACATCCTGCATGCCCGCAATGCCTCGGGGCAGGTGGCCGATGCCACGGCGGAAAGTCCGTCGCCAGCGGTGGTGGATGTGACGGTGCTGAGCCTCGCTGACGATGGCATTGCCAGCCCCGAGTTGCTGGCGCAGGTCGCGGCCTATCTCAATGACGACCAAGTACGCCCGGTGGCTGATCGGGTGACGGTACGTAGCGCAGAGATCCTGCCCTATCGCATCGAGGCAATCTTGCATATGGAGAGCAACGGGCCGGAAACCGAAGCGATCCTGGTCGAGTGCCGCCGCCGTCTGCAGAACTGGATCAATCCGCGTCGGCGCTTGGGGGTGGAGATCTCCCGCTCGGCGATAGACGCGCAATTGCATATCAGCGGTGTCGGTCGGGTCGAGCTGATCGACTGGCAGGACCTGCGTCCGAGCAAAGGCCAGGCCGCCTGGTGCCATGAGTTCAGCGTGAGCGCAGGAGACTGATATGGCTAGTCTCTTGCCGCACAGCAGTACTTTGCTGGAACGGGGCATCGAAACCGCATCCGCGAACATGCTCGAGATTCCGTTGCGCACGTTGTACAACCCTGACACCTGTCCCACGCACCTGCTCCATCACCTGGCGCTGGCCTGGTCGGTGGACCGTTGGAACGAGAGCTGGCCGGAAGAGGTTAAGCGCGCGGTGATCCGTAGCTCGTTCGGCGTGCACGCCCGCAAGGGGACCATCAGTGCCCTGCGGCAAGTGGTCGAGCCCTTCGGTTACCTGATCGAGGTCGCTGAGTGGTTCACCACCTCGCCGCAAGGTGTGCCCGGGACCTTCGCGCTGAAGATCGGGATTTCCGACAAAGGTATCAGCGAAGAAACCTACGAGCAGATGACGGCCCTGATCGACGATGCGAAGCCCGTCAGCCGACACCTCACCGGCATTGCCATCACCCTCGACAGCAAGGGTTACCTGCGCACTGTTTTCAGTGTCAGTGAAGGCGACTACATCGACATTCATCCGCCGACCTCACGTGTGATCGAGGTCAGCGGCAACCACGGCTTCATCGGCCGTGACCATCAAATCGAAACCCTGGACGTTTACTCATGACTGACCAGAACAGCCAGTTCTTCGCGATCCTCACTGCGGTGGGGGAGGCCAAGCAGGCCAACGCGAACGCCTTGGGCGTACCCTGGACCTTCGCCCAGATGGGTGTAGGCGACGCGAACAACACCGACCCCGTGCCGGTGAGCACCCAGACCAAACTGATCAACGAGCGCCGTCGTGCCCCGTTGAACCAGATCTCGGTAGACCCGAACAATCCCAGCATCATCGTTGCCGAGCAGGTGATTCCGCCTGACGTCGGCGGCTGGTGGATCCGCGAGATCGGCCTGTATGACGCTGCCGGTGATCTGGTGGCGGTGGCCAACTGTGCGCCTAGCTTCAAGCCGCTGCTCTCCCAGGGCACCGGCAAGACCCAGGTGGTGCGCTTGAACATCATCGTCACCAGTTCGGCGAATGTGCAGTTGAAGATCGACCCCGCCGTGGTCCTGGCCACGCGCGAGTATGCCGACTCCCTGATCCTGAACGTATTGCCGCCGAACAAGGCGGCTGGTACCTACACGCAGGTTCGCATCAACAATCGCGGTGTCGTTCAACAGGGGTACAACCCGACTACCTTGGCTGGCTACGGCATCACCGATGCGATGCCCAAGGAAGCTGGCGGGCTGATGACCGGCGCACCGCTTATCGAAGGCGCGCTCTCGGACCTGCGGAGCACGCAATTCATTGCCGTCACTCCGAATACGCCTGACAAGCCCGCCGCGTTCAACTATGGAGCAGGGTTTCATGTCCACTGGCCTCAGGGCAGTCGTTATGCTTTCGAGATGCTCTCGGCCGTGGTGGGTGAGTGGTACGGCGTGCGCAAGCTTGACGACAACGGGCAGGGAACGTGGCGCAATCTCTGGCACAGCGGCAACTTCACACCCGAGCTGAAAGCCGACCTGGCCAGTCCGACCTTCACCGGTACTGTACGGGTTCCTGATGTTGTGGCCGGCAATGCGAGCAACCAGGCTGCGAATACCAAGTTCGTGAAGGATGCCATTGCGGCGCTGGTGGGCTCATCGCCTGCTGCCCTGGACACACTCAATGAGTTGGCCGCTGCGCTTGGCAACGATCCCAACTTTGCATCGACCATGACCAACGCGTTGGCGGGGAAGGCGGCTAAGGCCACCACTCTCGAGGGATATGGAATCACCAACGGACTTCGTGTCGATCAACCGAGTAGTCAACGTCCATCGCTGTATTCGAACAGCGTGGGGGGAGACGAGAACGCTGGCACAGGCGCAGCCCTGGAAATTCGCGAAGCACAGCTGGTGGGAGCGTCCAATACGAGTTTCGCTTATGCGCCGCGGATTCTGTTCCATTGGGCGGGTGCTGCGTCAGGTTCGCTGGGAATGAATGCCACCGGGCATCCGGCGTGGAATGGCAAGAACATGCTGCTCGCTGGCGATGTGGAAATCACTGGAAAAGCGGACAAGGCGACGACACTCGCCGGGTATGGCATTACCGATGCATATACCCGGGCGCAGACCAATGCCACGATAGACAGCACCATAACGGCGTTGCGTGGAGGGGTCGGCTCAGGCCTGGATACACTGCAGAAACTGGCGCTCGCCATTGGTGGCGATGGCAATTTTGCCTATTCCGTGCAAGGCCGTATCGACGCCAAGGCCACCAAGGCGACTACCCTGGGCGGCTATGGCATCCAGGATGCCTATACCAAGGGCGAGGTAAACGCCGCCATTGCCGAGGTCAACACCAGCGTTTCGACGAAACTCGACAAAAGCGGCGGTACAGTCTCCGGACTGCTGATGATCAGTAATCCCAATCAGACCAATACCCAGTCGGGCTTCATTCTCCATAACCCGGCATCCCCCACGGGTTGGGTCACCGCAGCACTGGGTACTGACACCAGCAACGTGAAGCTCTCCTTCCAGGGTGGGCAGAACACCCTTTACCTGCGCAACCACGCCACCCAGTACGCCGCCCTTGATGCGGGCAACGTGACATCCAATGGGTACTCCTGTCATACGGAAGCAACGTTCCTCAAGCCATCGGCAGAGCGGTGGATATCGATATCTACTCCTAGTGGTGCCACTGTTCTGCCGTCAGGCGGGACCTGGGCCTATTACCTCATGAACTACAACACCTATGGGGCAGCACTTAGTGGCGCCGCAGGCATGGCCGCTGGCGGGGCTACGATAAACAACGGGCAATGCCATGGGTTTGCCTGGAGGGTCCAATGATGAGTGCAGCAATGGAACAAGAAATGGATCCCCAAAAAGCCAATCCGCCACTTGCGCTCATCAAGGATATCCAGCGCAAGGCCGACGGCACCTTTATCGTCGACTGCAACGGTTATCCGTTCCACGCCACGGCTCAAGAGACCCCGGTTATCCATGCCCAGATCCTCGACATGCTCGAGGCCGGGGAGCCGTGTTCGGAATTCGTCGAGCCGACGCTCTCCGAGGCCGACCTGCAAGCTGCAGAGCGCAGTTGGCGCGACGCAGAACTCGAACGCTGGCTCTGGCTGCGCGAACGTCATCGCGACCAGCAGGAAATCCAGCTCGATACGACGCTGAGCAACGAGCATTTCAGCGAACTGCTGACCTACTTCCAGGCTCTGCGCGACTGGCCGCAATCCAGTCTCTTCCCGGCCAGCGAGCAGCGTCCGCAACGGCCTGTCTGGCTCTCCGAACATCTCGCTTGAAACCTCGCATCACGCGTGTGGTGTCGTTTCTCTCCCTGAAGAATCGAATGGTTTCGTAGGCCGAAGCTGTTCGTTGGAGTTTTCATGACTAATACAAATGAAGTGACCACTTACATCGGTGTTTCACCGGACGACTTCGGTGCTGCCGGTGATGCCGTAACCGACGACCTGGACAAGGTTCGCCTGGCGCTCAACGAGGCGATGAGCAAGCGCATTCCGCTGATCCTGAACAAGACCTACGCAATCGATGGCGCCCTGACCATCGAGAACCAGAATGGTTTGGTGATCGAGGGTAGCGGTGGCCTGCGCAGCATCAGTTCCACGGCAACCTGCGTGCTCGAGATCAAGAACTGCACCTCCATCGTGGCCCGGCCCGGCCTGCACGTTGACGGGCAGTCTCGGGAAAACATCCAGTGCGCAATCAAGGTCTGGGCAACTGGCAGTGGTACCTGCTCGCTGCACTCGCTGGGTTTCAACGTGGTCAATGCCGTGGTCGGCTGGCAGTTCGGCGACTTCTCTGCACCGGACAATCTGCTATCGGAAATCGTCGTCCACAACGGCTACACCTACAACGTGCCGCAACCAATCGTGGCGATCGGTGCGCAGACGGTAATCGAGGTTGCCAGCTATCAGCTGGTCAGCGCCGGGGTTGGGGCACTGGCAGAAAAAGCCCATGTGCTCGCGACGGTTCATGGTGCGACGCTGGTCATCAACTCCGGGGAGTGCCCCATGCCCGCCATCAGCTCGGGGTTTGGATTCCTGTGTTGTCCGATTGCCGCGACCAGTACCTACAACCTCTACGGCGACATCGTGCTTCAGGGAGTCTCCGTAGAGAATGCCAGTGTCATGTTCCTTGCCTACAACCCGCGCTCGGTTCCATCGGTAAAACCGGGCACTGGTGGCCTGAGGATGTCTGGCTGCCGGGGCTACCACACCTACCCCGGTATCTCTTTCCAGGGCGCGGCGGACTTCAGCGGCCGGGTGGTGGTCGATGCCACGAACAACTTCTATCGGGGCAACGTGACCAACGCGAAGCTGGCGTCCTGGCAGGGGCCGGTGGAGTACTGGATCGATCCGCTGGCCTTCGACAGCAACTGGACGCGAGGGCTGGCAGGCTTTTCGGGTGGGATTGCGATCTTCCCTTACCAGCAGATCTTCGAAGCGAGCTACCTGGCCGGGGCCACCTTCCAGCCCGGCGTATCGGACCTGGTTTTCAACAGCGTGCCGGCAAGACCGGAGAACGCGCATTTCTATTCCTGCTACGACCTTTCGACTGGCGTTTTCACGGTGCCGGTGGGGGGACTCAAAGGCGTGGTCGCCACGCTCTCGTTCAACTGTGGCCAGCCGTCGCCGGCCTCGTCGCTCGAGGTTTACATCAATGGCGCGCTTTTCGACCAGGCAGGAGCCAACACCCATTACTGCAACGGCAACTTCGTGCTTGGCGATCTCTCTGCCGGAGATACCGTCTCGTTCAAGTTTGCCAATGCTGGCGCAGCATTCGCCGCAACGGGGGGCGGCAAGGACCGCATCACCCTGTCTGCCCGGCGTTGAACAGCGCAGTGCAATTACTGCTGTTCTGAACACCCGCCTCATCCTGGCGGACCCATCCCGATAACCATGATCACTCTCGAAGGCCCCGCAACGACGGGGCCTTCTCACATCTGGAGAAATACCAATGAGTGGATTCTTCCACGGCGTTACCGTCACCAACGTCGACACCGGTGCTCGCAGCATCGCGTTGCCGTCTTCGTCCATCATCGGCCTGGTCGATACCTTCACCGAAGGCCCGACCGCCACGGCCAAGGCCAACGACCTGGTGCTGATCACCAGCGAGCGTGAAGCCATCGCCGCATTCGGCGCCGATGCCGCCATCACCAAGGCCTGCCAGGCCATCTATGCCCGGGCCAAGGCGGTCATCGTCGCTTGCGGCGTGGCCAAGCTCACCGACGCCGCCGAGCAGACCTCGGCGATCATCGGTGGCGTCGAAGCCGACGGCAAGCGTACCGGCCTGCAGGCGCTGCTCGACGGCAAGAGCCGTTTCAACGCCCAGCCGCGCCTGCTGGTGACCCCGAAACACAGCGCCACCCAGGCGGTGGGCACCGCCCTGGTCGCCCTGGCCGACAAGCTGCGCGGCCTGGCCATCATCGACGGTCCGGGCACCACCGACGAGGCCGCCCTGGCCTACGCGGAAAACTTCGGTGCCAAGCGCGCGTTCATGGTCGACCCGGGCGTGAAGTACTGGGACACCAGTGCCGACGCCACCGTCGATGCGCCGGCTTCGGCCTGGGTCGCCGGTCTGTTCGCCTGGACCGACAACGAGTACGGCTTCTGGGCCTCGCCGTCGAACAAGGAGTTCGTCGGCATCACCGGCACCACCCGTGCCGTGGAGTTCCTCGATGGCGACGAGACCTGCCGCGCCAACCTGCTGAACAACGCCAACATCACCACCATCATCCGTGATGACGGCTTCCGCCTGTGGGGCAACCGCACCCTGTCCAGCGATGCGAAGTGGGCTTTCGTCACCCGCGTGCGGACCATGGACATCGTCATGGACGCGATCCTCTACGGGCACAAGTGGGCGGTGGACCGCTCGATCACCGCGACCTACGTCAAGGACGTGACCGAAGGCCTGGAAGCCTTCATGCGCGACCTGAAGGCCCAGGGCGCGATCATCAACTTCGAGGTCTATGCCGACCCGGAGCTCAACACCGCCAGCCAGCTGGAGCAGGGCAAGGTGTACTGGAACATCCGCTTCACCGACGTCCCACCTGCAGAAAACCCCAACTTCCGCGTCGAGGTCACCAACCAGTGGTTGACCGAAGTCCTCGACCAAGCCGCTTAAGGAGCAATACACATGGCAATGATTCCGCAAACCCTGGCCAACCTGAACCTGTTCGTCGATGGCGTCAGCTTCCAGGGCAATGTCAGTAGCCTGACCCTGCCCAAACTGTCGCTGAAACTCGCCGAGCAACGCTTCGGTGGCATGGACACTCCGGTCGATATCGACCAGGGCATGGAAAAGCTCTCCGCCGAGTTCGCCACTGCCGGTGTTCGCCCGGAGTCGCTGAAGTTCTTCGGCCTGGCCGACAACTCGGCGTTCAACGGCACCTTCCGCGGTGCATTCAAGGGCCTGAAAGGCGCGATCACCCCGGTCGTCGTCACCCTGCGCGGGGCACTGACCGTCGTCGAAATGGGCGAATGGAAGACCCCGAGTGAAAGCTCGGTCAAGCACACCGTTTCCCTGACCTACTACAAGCTCGAGATCGATGGCCGGCTGATGTACGAAATCGACCCGCTGGGCATGAAACGGGTCATCAACGGTGTTGACCAGCTCGCTGCCCAACGTACCGCCCTCGGTCTCTGAAACAAGGACAAGCTCGTATGACGCAAGCAACGAAAGTACCCGCCTGGTTGACCGTCAGTGCCGACCGTGTTGTGGTCAGGCTCAGCCGTGCCACCGAGGCCAACGGCGTGCAGGTCGACAGCCTGTCGCTACGCGCGCCGACCGTGCGCGACCTGCGTGCCGCGCAATCGGGTGGCGCCGACGACGAGATCCGGGAGATGAACCTGTTCGCCTCCCTCGCCGAAGTCGGTGTCAAGGATCTTGAGGGCCTCACCCTGAAGGACTATAGCCGCCTGCAGACGGGCTATTTTCGTCTGGTGCAAGACGACGAGCTTTGATCCCTCAAGGCAAAAGGCGGCAGCGAAGCGGCTCGCGAAAGAGCTGAACTTCTCTGCCGCCGAGATCATGACCATGTCGTACTGCGACATGGTCTGGTGGCTCACAGAGTGAGCCGGGTTTGCGCGCAGGGAGGACGATATGGCGAGCGAACTGGGAGGGACGGCAACAGTTGTAGTCGGCAGTGCAGTGGTCAGTACGGTGGGCACTGCCTTTGGCACGATTCTCAACACGATCGAGAACCGCCTCAAGCAATTGGAGCAGCAAGGTAATCGAACCACGGTGCTGCGCACCACCATCAAGGAGGCCACGGACCTCGAACAGCAACTCGGGGCGGTGGGGGACAAGGGCTCCGACGCCGCTGCCGATCTGCAGATACGGTTGGACAAGGTCAGGAAGAATCTCCGCGACCAGCAGGTGGATGTCTCGCGTCTGACCGAGACCTATGAATCCCTCGGTCGAGTGATCGAAGGCATCGAGCAGCAAAGGAAGGGCCTGCAATCGATTGCCGAGGGCAAGCAACTGCTCGGTAAATCCAGGACCGTGATCACCAGCATGATGAAACCGGTGCAAACGGCAGCCACGTTCGACAACAAGGTCGGAGAGGTCGTCGGCAACGCCGGTGTTCGTGGGTTGGAGGAGAGGGCTGCGGCGAAGGCGCTGGTCTCTGGCAAAGCCAGCGAGATTTCGCGCGACACGGGAATGGATGCCGCTGGCGCAGTAGGTCTGATTGGTCAGTTGGTTCAACAGGGGCTCAAGCTGGACAAGGCCCTGGAACTGGCGCCGTCGGTGGCGAAGTTCTCGGTCAGTCAGGGGGTGGATCAGAAGGAGGCGGTGCAACTGGCCGTAGCCTTGTCAAAGTCGGATGTCGACTCGGGCGCCAAGATGGAGTCGGTGCTCGGTGGCTATGCCGCGCAAGCAGCTGCGGGTGAACTGCGGATCGCCGAGATGACCCGGTCGGTCACCAAGTTGTTGCCGGAGATGACTGCAAAGGGGCTGAAAGGCGGTTATGCCGCCCAGCAGCTCGGCGCGATGACCCAGGCCCAAGCGGCCGGGGGGATCGATGCGGCAGCGGGCGTGGAGAACATCAAAGGTGCCCTTGCCACACTGAAACCAGGCACTGTGGTCGAAAACGCCAGTCAGTTTGAAAAGGCAATGGGCTCGGAACAGGCCCGCAAAGGTTATGCCACCGCCATGGAGGCCTCGGCACAGGGCAGTGGTGCGCTCGACAGCCAGATGGATCAGCGTCGAGCGGACCCTGGCTATCAGTTGCAGGCCGCTTCCAACTCCCTGGAGGAATTGAAGCGCAGCTATGGCGCGATTCTGCTGCCTTACGTTGGAAAGGCAGCAGAAGGTTTCACCACCGTCACCCAGGCAGTGACGGATCTGATGAACAAGTGCCAGCCAGTAGTGTTGGTGCTTTCCGGTCTTGCGGCGGGTGTAGCGGCGTTGGGAGCAGCCGCTGGTGCCTACAGGATCGGCAAGGGCGTCCTGGATGTAGGGCGCGGCATGTACAAGCAGTCCTCCGGGAGTGCCGGCGGGCAAGGTCGAGGTTCTGTCGCTGCTTCGCTGACCAGGGTTGCGCTCGACGCCCTTGGGCTCGGAGGTTCAAGTAATGATGGGCCCGCCGCGGCGAGCAATGCGGGTGGCAGCCTGGCCGCTCGCAGCCAGCCGGTAGACGTGCGTGTGGTGAACATGGGCGATCTGCGCTGGCGGCCTGTCGGCAATGCGGGCGATGGCTACGGCGGTAGAAAAAACACGACGGGATCCGGGGTGGAGACGAATGCAGTCCGGCCCCCTGAAAAGGCAACCGTGTCGGGCAATCAGCAGCAAGGTCGGAAAGAGAAGGCAAAGAAAAAGAAAGGCCAGCAGAACATATTTGGCAATGACATTCATGAGATCAGCGTAGGGCCGCGGGATTTTGCCTACAACTCCGGAGTTCCAGGTGATTCGCCGGCCATGGGTTTTGCGGGCTCCTCGGGCAATAAAAAACGAGCCCAGGGGAAAGTGAAAAACCGAGGCCGGCGAGGCGGGGCAGGCGACGACTCCGAAAACATGCGCTTTTCGCAGCATGACGATATCTACGGTTCTGGGGTTCTCGGCGATTTTTTAGGCTCGAGTTTCTCGGGGGGCCGCCGAGCGGTCAGTTCGCCGGGTTTCGGTTCCTCTTTATCCATGGGCGCCATGAAGGGCGCGCTAAAGCGTTTGCCGGGCGCGAGCCTGGTCGATGGCGCCATGATGGCTCTGGACGTGGTTCGCAATGCGACCACGCCCGAAGAGCGAGCCGAGGGGCTTGGAACAGCGGCGGGAACGGCGGGTGGCTCGATGGCCGGTGGTGCCATCGGCGCAGCCATAGGACAGGTTCTTATCCCCATACCTGGTGTGGGGGCAGCCATTGGCGGCATGGTCGGTGCCTCGCTTGGTGCTGACGCGGGGGCGGACTTCGGTGCCTGGCTGGGAAGACTCTGGAGCGGCAGTGGCGACAAGGAGAAACCATCCACTTCACCGCAGACGCAGATCGCGGCGACGAGCAACTCGAGTTCACCGGTCGATCGGCATGTCGGTGAAGTTTCCCGCTCGTGGCGCGAGGGGCAAGCGGCGGACATGCCAGGGTTGGAGCGGGTATCGGTTGTCCACCCACTCGATGCCGTGTCGGCCGGTGCGTCGCCGCCGCTTCCGGGCAACAGTTCGTTGCCCACGACGGCTTCCGGTCCGGTCCAGCAGAACATTGTCCTTTCCCCCAGCATCCCGATCACGGTACAGGGCAACATCACCGACCCCAACGACCTGGTGCGCATGCTGGCACCCGCTATCCAGCAAATGTTCAGTGATCTTGCCGCAAAGGCAAACCAGGGCAGTTCGCTCTGGGATAACCCGGCGACCACCTACATCGCTTGAGGAGACGGCATGGCCTACATGGAATCAATGCAATCCAGCCTGCGCTCGCTGGTAGCGGCGGGCGAAGCCGGGCGGCGCAGTGCCGATGAAATGCTGGGGCCCTTGAATGGCGCCGTCAGCGATATCACCGGTGCAGCCACCGAGCTGGAAAACCTGCCCTTCGTGGGCGAGGCAATTGGCAAAAAACTGCAACGCACCATGCGCGCCATCGAGGTGGCGCAGTCGACGGTGGGGATGGTTGCGGTAAAGTACAACCAGGCGGTCAGCGTGATCGCTGAGGTCGAGAGCCGTCTGGAAAGCTTTTCGGAACAGGCGGGCAAGGCCGCTGCCGCGATCAACCGGGTTGCGGGCAAGATCAGTCCCTCGTTAGGGACGATCCTGCCGACCGGGTCGTTCGCACCCCAGACCACCCCGGCGGAGGATGCGGTCAAACCGTTCCCGCATCTGTTGATTCTCCAGCCGCTGACTAACGGGGCAGAGGCCTTTTACTTCAACCTCGATACCGCAGCCTTCAACCAGTTCAAGCGGACCAAGGCCTTCAACTGGGCCGGCCAGGATCGTCTATCGCGCAGCAAGGCGCAGCAGGCGATCGCGATGGGCGAGGACAAGATCACCCTCGAAGGGGCTATCTTCCCCACGTTCAGGGGCGGGCTCGGTCAGTTGCAACGCCTGCGCAGCATCGGTCAGCAGTTGCAACCGCTGAGCCTCAGCACCGGCTACGGGGAGATTCTCGGTAACTGGTGCCTGGTCAGCGTCAGCGAAACCCAGGACAACCTCATGGCTGGCGGCATCCCGGGCCAGCAAGCCTTCACATTGGAGTTCGTGAGCTATGGCGACGATATGCAGAACGTCTGAGGGGGATCTGCTCGATACCTTGTGCCAGCACTACTACGGGCATCTGCGCGGATGTGTCGAAGCGGTTCTGGATGCCAACCAGGGGCTGGCCGATGAGGCCCAACCGTTTCGCGCCGGTGTCCTGATCAGGCTGCCGCAGTTGTCCGCCGCGACCGATGCCACGGTCATGCTGTGGGATTGAGTCATTCGCAGCATCAGACCCCGCCTTGTGCGGGGTTTGTTTTTTCTGGAGCCTGAACATGCAGCCTGTATTTCGCGTCATTGCCGATGGCAAGGACATCACTGCGCTGATCAACGACCGTGTGCTGTTGTTGCGTACCACCGACAAGGCGGGGATGGAGTCCGATGATTTCGAACTCAGCCTCGATGATCGCGACAGTGCATTGGCCTTGCCTGCGCGTGGTGCGCAACTGGAAGTCTATCTGGGTTATGCAGGTCAGGAGCTGACACGGCTGGGACGCTACACAGTGGACCAGATCGACCTGTCCGGCCCGCCCTCGACCATGGCGATCCGTGGCAAGTCGGCGGACATGCGCGGTACTGGAAAGACCATTCGCAGTGGAAGCTGGGAAAGCATCGCTCTGCAACAGGTCGTTCGCGATATCGCCGCGCGCAACGGCTGGCAGCCGCAGTGTCCGGTCACCACGGTCATTCCTCGGGTCGATCAGCTCAATGAATCGGATTTCAACTTTGTTACTCGCATCGCCGTGCAGTATGGCTGTACCGCCAAGATTGCCGACGGAGCGCTGCTGGTGCTGCCGCGGCAGGCCGGCAAGAGCGCCAGTGGCAAGGACCTTGGGGTGGTAAGCGTAGGGATGCACGACGTCCGGCGCTGGAAGTTTCACCTCCAGGACAGGGGCACGGTCAAGGCGGTGCAGACCCGCCATCAGGATCAGGCGACGGGACAGCAGAATACTGCAGAGGCGTCCAATGAAAACGCTCCGGAGGATATCGAGGCGGTGTTCGTCGATCGTCACATCTATCCGAACAGATCAGCCGCCGAGCAAGCAGCCAAGGCACGTCTGGAGGCTTTCAAGCGCAGCACCGCCACGGTCTACCTGGAGATGGCCGGGCGTACCGACCTGTTCGCCGAACGCATGCTGCGGGTGCAAGGTTTCAAGGATGGTCTCGATGGCGATTACCTGATCGATACCGTGACCCAGACGTTCACTGCTTCTGGCTGGGATACCACCGTGCAATGCAACGGCACTAACCAGGGCAAGTCCACGGCGAAAAGCCGGAAAACCACACAAACCAAACCGCTCAAGGCCGAGCAGAGCGAGGGGCCTAAATGAATCTGACCGAAGCCGATCTCTTCCGTATCTACCCCAACGCCCGCTCTTCAGCGGGCGTTTTCGTTCCGGCCCTGAATGCCGCCATGGCGCACTGGGGCATCGACAATCCGCGGCGGATGGCCGCCTTTCTCGCCCAGATCGGTCATGAGTCGGGGCAGCTGCGCTATGTGAAGGAGTTGGGTGGCGAGCAATACCTGGCTCGCTACGACACCGGCAACCTGGCCCTGCGTCTGGGCAATACGCCGGAGGCCGATGGCGATGGCCAGCTGTATTGCGGCCGTGGCCTGATCCAGATCACCGGGCGCAACAACTATCGCGCCTGCAGCGTTGCCCTGTTCCAGGACGAACGCCTGCTGGCCCGGCCACAGATGCTCGAAGAACCCCAGTGGGCCACCGAATCGGCGGCCTGGTTCTGGCATTCTCGCGGGTTGAATCAGCTTGCTGATCGCGGCGAGTTCAACCGCATCACCCGGCATATCAATGGCGGCCTCAACGGCCTGGAGGACCGTCTCAAGCTCTGGGCCCGGGCGCGGGAGGTGCTGTGTTGAGCCGTGTGAATGCGGTCGCCGTTGTATTGGCGGTACTGGCGGCCTGTGCGCTGACCTGGCAGGTCCAGGCGTGGCGCCATGGGCGGGAAATGGCCCTGCGCGAAAGTGAATATGACCGCGAACGCCTGCAACTGGCGCAGGGCGCTGCTGCGCAGTTGCAGGAAGAACAGCAGCGGCGCCTGGCCCTGGAGCAGCGCGTGCAGTCCGCCGACCAACTTCATTCTCGGGAGCTTAGCGATGCCCAACAGACTCAGGCTCGTCTGCGCGACCGGCTGGCTACTGCTGATCTGCGGTTGTCAGTCCTCCTCGCCAGCGACGCCGACAGCACCACTGTGCCTGCCGCCGCCGGCGCCGGCGGCGTGGTTCATGATCCCCCGCGAGCCCGACTTGACCCGGCGCATGCTCGACGAATTGTCGCCATCACCGGCGACGGTGACGAAGGACTGATCGCATTGCGCGCCTGCCAGGCCTACGTGCGCGCACTGGCGTTCTGAGTGGTGTAGGGTAGGGCAGTTTTTCCAAGGAGCCTGCC